CCGGAGGTTCGGCTCCTTTCTGATATTCCATGCACATATCTACAATAGCGCATTTTGAATTTGTTTATGTTGCGTTTTATACAACAAATTCATCGTTTTATTGCTTTTAAATCATCCAATCTAATGGCAAACCTCTCACTCCTTTTTTATTTCAAAATTTCATCTAAGCAGGCATTCCAACCAACTTTATATGATGGTGCAATCCTGTCCGGCTGTGGATATTTTCCGCACACTTTCATTTTCTCTGGCAGTTCCCGGAGCGGGCACCAATCCGGCTTTGCTTCTTCACTATTTAATGAAAGCTCTTCAACGCCAGTTGCATAACACTCGTCATCTTTTGAGTTCCAAAACTTACACATGGTGCAATCTTCCGGATTATCCATAACCAATACTGCTTTAGCCATATAATTCTTCCTTTCTTCACTGCACTATCTCTTTTACCTTTTTCTCGTAAAATTCTTCCGAAATATACTGATCTCTATGAGGGAACTTACTGTCTGTCAGAACAGCATAGGCTTCCGCCCAAGACAGACCTCCTCTGGCTGCTAATCTGTCTAATGTCTGTCCACAATGGTTTTTTAATGCCTGTTCTTCATGCGGTTTAATGATATCGTAGGGAATATATTCCTTCCCTTTGTTTGTCATAATCGGAAATTCTTTCATATACTACCTCTATTTCAGTTTACAACATTACCAGTTCCCACTTGTTAATAAGCGTACTTGCAATGCTTCTTGTTACATGCGTCATAATTTCAGCTTGTGAATGATTTTCTGCAGCATACTTTCTAACAGAATCCAAATCATAAGAAAACCCTGCATCGTCAAGGTACTGTCTGATAAACCGCTCATTGTCTTCCGCTGAAAGCCTATGTAACTCATGCTTTTCTGTAAATCTACGCTTCACTGCGGTATCAACATCATCCATAAGGTTTGTTGCGGCAATAATTACGTGGTCATTCGTAACGGAATCTAATAGCTGTAATAAACATGTAGTGCTTCTGGAAACTTCTGCGCTTGCACCGCCACCACCATATTCCCTCTTTACTGCCAAGCTGTCGATTTCATCCAACATTACAACGCATTGATGCTGGTTTATGAAATTAAACAGATTCGTGAGATTTTTTGCAGTTCCACCAAGATAACTATCAAGCATTCTTGAAAAATTCACATATAAATACGGCATTCCAAGTTTATATGCTACATATCTGGAAAAAGCCGTCTTTCCGACTCCACTCTCGCCATAGAGCAATGTTGCATTCAGATACGGGATCTGTTTCTCCATAAGCTGTAAACTCACATCATTCATGTTCTTGATCAGTTCGAATAATTCCTTTTCTTCATTGGTCAGATAATATCTGCTTTCTAAGTATGTATTTGTCAGATCTTCCATCGTTGCAAAACTGGAAACATTTGCTGGTAGATCCATAAGATTCATTCCACCAGATCGTAATAGACTTTGATATTTTGTGACTGCAAAGTGATTCTTCTGAGTTGTATCTTCCGCACAACAGCAAAGAGCTGCATCTTTGGCTTTTTGTATATTGTTTTCAGCCACATATCGCACTAAGGCAAGTTGATTTCTTGTCATTCCCATTTCATATTTCCTCCTGCTTCTCGCACCGCTCAAATTCAATTACCCACACCCACGGATTCGCATCCCAGCCGTAGCGGTCAATGTCGGATTTCTTGACGGTGGAGTTCCACAAGTCTTCAAATTGTCCTCTTGCGGTACACGCCCCGGTAAGCAATCCGCTATTGCATCCTTCAGCTTGTGCTTGCACTTCCGTGATCTCTTGCAACCGCTCCACCCTCACATCCGTAACCTTAAGCCAGATACGTGCGGCTTCTTTCGGCATGTGGATGGATGGTCTTCGGTGCATCCATATGTTTTCATGCTTATCTTTCCAGTGGTCTTTTTTATGCAATCCGTCAGCATAATATTCAAAATCATTCGTTAAGACACATTCAGTTTCTCCACTAACATCAAGACAATGGGCAACCCCTTGGAATACGCTTTCTCTTACGTAAAGGATATCGCCTGGACATATCGGACAGCTACGTTCTGCTATGCTCAACTTGATTTTGTGCTCTTTGTCTGCATAGTTATGTACTGCGTAGGTACGTTTTTCAGGATCGAAAAAATCCATATCCGGCACAACATAATCATTGGCATCTTTATTAATCCGTCTGGTACAACTTTTCCGTCCGTCCAGAATCGCCCGAACCATTTCCGTGTTAAATAATATAGGCTTAATTGCTATCTACTCCACCTACTTTCTCAAAATAAAATGTAATTGGTTGCTTATTGGGAATTACTAAACCAAAGCGAACCGCATTTTTATAAGTTACGCTATCCCGCATCAAGGTATCTGGCATTGCTTCAACCATCTTTCGGAATCCCTCAAGAGTAGAACGGCTTTTATAATGATTGCAACTCCGGCAGGCAGGAAGCATATTATCCACCGTGTCCGTTCCCTGTTCGCTCCAACCGTTTAAAGGAATAACATGGTCTACTTGCATATCCTTGTACTCTAATTCACACCCACAGTAAGCGCAATGACCGTTGTATTTTGCATATACTTGTTTTCTAACAGATTTAGGAATCGGTTTTCGCATCTACTCCACCACCTTTCACGATCTCGATCATATCAGTCAGTATTCCATCGCACCCGAACTGTTCCATTTCTGATCGATATTCTTCTAACTGCTTCACAACTTTCTCCGGATCATTCAATCTCCTGTTCCACTTTTCAGTCGCTTCTGTTTCCGTTTCTCCACTGATAGCGCATCCACACTCTGTGCATTCAATAAATGCTCCACCTTTATATACTGGCATCTTGCAAATGATATGCCTATGTGGCTCAATAACTTCGATTACAGCTTTCCCGCCACAGAACGGGCATGGTTTAAGTTCTTCGCTCATTTTTTATCTTCCTTTCTTTCATCAATACACTTTCTGACCGCACCCACAATATCCTGGATAAGGCATTAGGTTATGACACTTCGGGCAGAAATATTTCCCCTCAATGAGTTCTCTGGAAATCGCTGTCTGCTTTTCCACCGCCGCCCGGCATTCTTCCACTGTTCCGATCGTGCGGTATTGCTGTATTTCTTTCTGATATGTTTCCGCAAAATCTTTCAGATGCCGTAATACATCCCACTTAAATATATTTTTCTCATTCTTCATAAGATTTTCAGCTGTTTTAACGGTTTCTTCAAATGTCCAGCTATTTATTTTTTCATTCACCATTGCAGCTCCTTTCCACCTACACAGGATAATAATTGCTCTAGTCATCCTTGATCCAATATCCAGTGCTCCATACTCCGGTCAACGGATCGCATACTTTTCTGCCTTTAATCCTGACTATGCCTCCAATAGTTCCGGATCATCAAATATGTTGCCGATAATTTCACATTCATGCAACCATTCAGAATAATCTTGATATCCATCTTCTCTGTCATCAATAATGTATCTTGCATTTGCATCATCCCATTTGACAACACCATAAATAACATTATCCTTAAGAATATCATTCTCAAAGACCCGTTTACCGTTCTTATCCTCAAGTCTTGTGCACTGGCAGACAGTATCAGGAATACACGGACAAATTCCTCTCCAATTACCATCTCTCCATCGTTCTCCTCCTGCTTCCTGTATACCCGGTCTCTGTAATCTTCAACAACGCTATGCAACTGACAATACCGGCAGTCCATAATATTCTTTTCCAGACAAGTATCATTTAAGATACTGCATGTTCCGTCTGTCATCTTTTCCATACCACTCCTCGTTTTCTCAAATTTAATGTCCGCTCCGCATCATACAAAACAGCATTTCCGTCATAGACTTTTTTCTGCTTCCCACGATGCAGGGCTTTATTATTTCCAGTCTCCATGATACATCATCCGATACCCGTGTCGGTTCTTCAAACTCCTGATATTTATCCCGCATCCACGGAACAGCCACTATAATTCCAAAATTCTTGGAAGATTCTGGATTTGTTTTAATAAGATGTTTTTCAAAAGTTCTATCATTCAAGTCTGAAAGAATATCTTTATAACACTGCATCGTGGTTACTATGTAGTTTTTCTCACCATAGAAGTTTAGACCATTCCCGCTGTATACGTCCTCTTTGCAACTCTTGATTTCGTAGCATATAAAAATTCCCTTTTCCAACGATGACACTGCGTATTGGTTTGGCGGTTCAAACTGCATGAAATCTACTCTTCCACCCTTCCCGGCAGTTGTGAACGCGTCAATGCTAACCTCACTCGCCCAGTATTTACCCATGCCGCTAAATCGGCTACTTACAAGCAGTTCTCCGAGAAACCTTGTTGTTTCCGCTCTCTCCATGCTATCCCTCACTTTCTGCCTTAAGCCACTGTTCCACCTCTGTAACAGAACACATTGCTACGCCGCCCTCAATGGTCTTTACGCTACCCTGCTCATATGTTTCGATTGAGCAAAGGAAATCTAAAAGCTCTTCATCCGTCATGCTCCGGATCCGGTCTGCATTGGTCTGTTTATTTGTCACTATGCATCCATCAGGATGTATTCCATCTTTCATATCATTCCTCACTTTCTCTGTATGACTCTGGTAGCGGCATCCAAGCAATAACGTCCAGAATATTCATTCCATCCGTGAAATTAATTCCATTCCAAAATGCTCTAAATGGGTATACCTTGTCTTGCTCACTACTTCCGTATTTTGTTGTTACCAAATACACTTCAAGACATTTTCCCTCAAATAACGGATTTTCTTCCGGTTCTTCTGGAATCTGCTCACTGCATGGAATCCATCCGCTTTCCTGCTCCAAAATTCTGTTGATCTCTTCCTCCGAAACCACTTTTGTTAGAGGAGAATACCCACAGGCTTCTGTTGCTACCTCAGATATCCGGTTTTTAATCCTGCTTATTTTCATTCTGATCCTCACTTTCCGGCAACATAGCATATTTATAGCTACTCATTTTACCGTCATATGTGCTCCATGACGTTTTTCCGTAATCCCATGTATAAACCGTTTCATCTTCATATTTTGCAAAATGTTCTTTGCTCCACGCAAAAAGTTCAGAATCTCTGACCAAAATCGGTGTATCGACTGGAACTTCGCTCCAATCAACATACTGGCTGTTCGCCCACTCTTTTGCTTTTTCTCTGCAACGACCAGTATTTCTAATGTCGTTATCGCAAAAATCACATTTATCGCAGACTCCACTGCATTTTTCCAGTTTTCCATTAATTAACGCAATATTGCCTCCTTCACATGCAATATTTAAAATCTCTTCCGCATATTTTTCTCTATTCAGCATCTTTCTTCTCCTTCCCGTACCGCAACTGATACGGTACTTCCTTAAAATTTCTCAATGCATCCGTGGTTGGATGCTTCGACACATATGTATGCCTGTCTGTCATTTCGCTAAGACATCTTCGTTTTTCTTTACTTTCTGTATACATATTTTCTCCTTTTATACAACTCCAACGGCCATTTTCGCCAACATATCAGCTTTCTCATTACCACGGACACCTGAATGCCCTTTTACCTTTTTGAAATAAATTTTTATTTTGGCATTTCTCACATAATCTCTATATAACTGTGTGCCCTTTTGGTTTGCATTCCATTTCCCTGTTGGCCAGTTTTCAATTCCTATATAATCATAGTAAATTGTTAATTCCTGAATACCGTTTTGCTCTGCATAGCGGATTGCAGCCATAGCACCTTCTATTTCGCCTGCTACATTCCGCATACTTGCCATTTCAGGATTTGCACCACTTCCCATGATCTCATGTTCTTTTGTGCCATCATTTATGATTCCGCCATAGCCATAGGTTTTTGTATATTTATTGTAGGATCCGTCTACATACGCATACGCTGTTATATTCTTTCTTTGTTCTTTTTGCGTCATATACGCGGATGCCTCTTCCGGTTTTACAAACTGCTGATATTCTGCACCAGCATACCCATCAATCTGTGCAAAGCATTCAAGCCATGTCTTATAAATTCCTGGCACACGTCCTTTGCGCACCGCATATACACGTTCAAGATTTTTCTTTTGCTTATTTTTATTTCTGTAATTCATAATAGAAATATAGTTCTTACGGCTTTTCAAATACTCTTCCTTAAATAAACACTCTTTACCACAGTTGCAAGCATCGCATTTTGCATAAAAGGTAATGCAGTGCTCTTTTACACAAGCTTCTTCAGAATATGAACAAATTCCATTTTTTTCATGTTGACAGTTAAATTCCTGACAATATGACATATCCTCATCTCTTTTCTATATGTATATTTTAGTATATTATACCATTATATACCTTTTGTGTAAATATAATTATATAATATTGTTGTTATTTTATTATATATGTTGTATAATAGAGACACAAATTAAGAAAGGACTATGATTGCATTGCATAATAAAAAAATGTCTAATAATGTGCTTGCATCACGCATAAATAAACTAAGAACTATTTCTGGTTTAAGCCAGGCTGCGTTCGGAGCTTCCATAGGCACATCACAGGCTGCATTATCGGCTTATGAAAAAGGAATCCGTACCCCATCCCTGGATATATTAATAGATATTTCAAAAAAATATCATGTCTCTATTGACTGGCTCTCTGGTCTAAGTGATATTCCAAATTCAGCACAAATCAAAACTTATGCAGATCTAATAAAGTCGATTGTATTGCTAAATGATAATAACCACCTGGATATAACCTTGGATAGAGACTCTGCTATCCTAAATTTCATTTCAGCTGATAAAACTCTTATAGAATTTTTTAAAGAATGGAATGAAATGCGTACTTTGCGCGAAGATTTAGAAAATGGGGATAGATTATATAATTTATGGCTGAATGACGCTATCAAACGATATGATATTCCACTGTCTTGACACTCCCCATAGCTGAACCTAGTTTTACGATACATTCAGATAAAAAAACAGAAAATCACCGCTACTAAAAAAAGGGGACTTTCTGTTTTTTCTGTGTTAAATTGTAGTATTAATGCCATTTACGGCTGCATGCTCGTCCTTGTCCATCGGAATAACAAGGCATTTCTGCCCATCAACAATCTGAGAATGGATCTGACTGACTTTTTCCGGTTTGACACGCAGAATGACATCGTAGGTTTTGACTGCCGGGATGTCGTCTCCGTCAGATTCTTCTACTGGAAGAGTGCGTGTTTTCTCTAACTGCTGTTTCAAATTTTCAACCTGCTGTACCAGTTCTAATTTTTCTTTGCGTTTGGCATTTGCCTCCACCAGCTTCGAATCAACTAAGTTCTCTACAGTCGGTACATCCTCACCGAATATATTTTCATATGTCTGTTCGATCACGGCTGCCTGTTCCTCGGTCACGCCGCTCTCAGCAAGTACGGAAGAGATCGTACTCTTTGTGACAGGGACCGGTTTCGGTTCCGGCTCCTCTTCTAAAGCGACTGGGATCAAGTTGTTTAAATTGTCCTGGATATCCATGAAAATAGCATCACTTTCATCATCATATTCTCCGATGACTTCTTTTACAATGCTCTGGAAGGTAAGTTTCTGCTCGGTAGCCGTAAATTTAGAACCACAGCCAAGACCGGATTCCATAAATTCAGAGTGCGGTGTCTTGGTGTCTCTGGTGTAAAACATGACAGAGTGGATATCCGTGCTCCGGTCGGTAAAAGCAGGAAATACAAATCCGGTGTCAGGAGCGCCAACAACCCAGTCACGGATACGCGGTCCAATGCGGTTTTCATCCTCACGGTAGCCAAGTCCCGGTTTGGTCAGGTTGACCGGACAGATCGCGCAGAGCAGATATTCGTAAACTTCCTCGGACTCGTCTAATTTGTTGTTGTCAGAAGTCTTTGTCATAACGTCGTAGGCATCGTGAAATACAAGGATCAGATAGTTTCCGACGTAGTCGTAGCTGTCAATGACAAGATCATAAAATGCTTCCATCAGATCATCATTTTTTAAGGTACTCTCGCGCAGACCCATCAAAAACTGCTGTCTGCCGCCGGCAGCCTCCTCCGCAGCTGGAAATTCCAGTTCCAAAATATTGTTTCCGATTGTACCTGACAATACTTTTTTTGTGATCTCCAAGTATTTGTAAAATTCTTCATCTTCCAGATTTAAAAATGTTTCTCCAAAGGAAGTTACCTTGTTCTTGTCCGCATCCACATAGCAGCCACACACCCTCGTAAAAGTGCAGGCATCTTTTTTTAATCTTCTTTTCAGTTCTAAAACATCTTTTTGGTTCATTTTTATTCCTCCATATAGCAAACTTCATCTTCCAGGTATTGGATCAGTTCTTCCACCTATGCAAAAAATTTCGTGTTGAAAATAACCACAAGTCCGATAGCCACAACCAGAATCAAGATAATCTCCATAATAGCCTCCTTATCTTCTTCCCGCAATGTGTTAGTTTTTTTTAAATAATTCTTCTTCCCAGTATTTGATTTTTTTTATGCGACAACAACCTGTTGGAAATATACAAAACACATCTTCCAAATCACCAAATTCCTCTGGCTGCATCAATTTTTTATGTCTTAATTTTTCACAAATTCCGGCTAATTCACTACACCATTTCTGCGTTACTGGATCATATACCTGCAAAATCACCTTATAAGTGCAATTATTGCATATCTTATCTGCCTGCTCTTTTCCGTAAATTACATCTAACTGCTTTTTAGAATGGATAAAAATCATGACTTCGATTTTTTCATTATTTAACACATCAAGATATGCAGCAAAATTTTCTATTTTGCCGAAATTTTGAAATTCATCCATCAGAAAAAGGATAGGCTCTGTTTTTTCTCTTTGTTCAAAAAATTTGCAAAACTGATTGATAATCATCATTTGCAATTTTGTATAAACATGTCCGCAAACAAATACATCGTAACCGTTTTCAAGATCTTCCGGTGTAATACTTTTATCTGATCGTCTCAATGCTTTTATTAACATCTTATCAGTGGCAAACGATGAAATATTGGCATATACTTCTGAAAACACATAGTCTACAGTTTCATCACTCATTGAATCAAATTGAGATATATACCTAATAGCATCACCGTCATTATGTTCAATAATTTCAGAAACAAGGCTTCTAGGTGTTTGTGCGGCAATGGAAATCATTGTTTCCGGAAAATCCATTCCTTTTTTATAAAAATAAATGATTGCTCCGCATAAATAATCTCTTGCTTTTTCTGACACATTAATTATAGCGTTGTTACGTTCCGTCAAAGGGATAATATTTTCCGCTATCTCATGTGCTGAATCACATAAATTATTTTTTAATATACAATAGGGATCATAATTACATGCTGAAATATCTGATGGATTGAATACTTTTATTGTATCTTCGCCTCTTGCCTTTTTTGTTTTCCTGAAAAGCTCACCTTTTACATCAATAACAAATGCCCGATTTTTCCAATTTATCAGCGTAGGAACGGCTATGCAGTTGCTTTTTCCACTTGCCGGTGATCCAATAACAAGTACATGTCCATCCTCATTTTCTTTTTTTACTACTTTCCCCAAATTGTTTTTACCAAAAACTATACCATTATTATTTCTCATTTATCTTATCTCCTTATCTATAATTGCAAATTTGGCAGCACATATTTCAGTTATTGTTAATTGAGTTTTGCCAGTTCCTGTTCCACTTCTTCTTCGGACATTCTGCTCACTTCATACGCTTTTTCCTCTGCAATATCTGGTTTCATGTCCGATCCTGTTAATTTTTCAAGTAGTGCAAACCTTTTTGAACTCATTTCACTTACGCATTTCACAAATTTATATGTTCTTTCGAGATGCTTATCCGGAATTTTATCAATTAAATCAATCATTTTTTCTTTCAATAACTTTACTTCCTCGTCATTTGTTCTTTCTTTTTCCATATTCTTTCCTCCTAATATTGATATACATGTGCTGTCAAATCTGCAATTATAAAATATCTGTTTCCTATGTTATCCGGATATGTAACTCCATAAAAAAGTTCCCATAGTAATTAATCCTGCTCCAACCAGTATTTGTATCAAAAAAAGAATTGACATCGATGCCAGATCAAATAGACCCTGTACTTTTTCAGGATACTTTTTATCATATACAACATAACTTTTTTTCCCTTTTATTTTTCCTATATTAGTAGAACTATTTTTTGAATATTTTGAATAAGCTCTTACTAAAAATTTTCCCACTTCATATTCATAAAGTTCTTTATAGGAATTATCAAGATTCATGCTATAGTCAATAACTGTTGCCTTTGTAACCACACCGTTTTTTATCTCCTGGATTTTTTTCTTCTCCATATTGATGCCAATGGCTGCCATAACAATTCCTATAAAACAAACAAAAAACCTCTCTATCATTTCGATCCTCCCATTAATTCTAAGTTTACTGTTCCAAGAAAGAAGTTACTTCTCGATTCTAATGAACTACTAGGTAGCTCATTGTCGGGTTTCTAATGTATGGAGCAATGTTCGGGAAACTGTTCATAGTCTGCACTAAGTTTTCCATCTTTAGATGCCATTTCTGTGTATTCTGTTTCTGGGACTTATTATAAAAGATGAAAACCAAATGCCGGCTCCGGTATGAACTCTGCATTTACATTCGCTTTTAATTCTAATTTTTTTTCTTTAAATTCAAACCTATAATCCGTCAGATATTTGTCTATACATTTTTCCGTCATTCGTGTAATAATATCTAAACATTCATCCTCAGACAATCTTTGCAAATTTTTTTTCATCATTTCTTTTGTTACATGATTGTTATTTTGACACAAATAATCGATAACATATTCCTGTATTGTCCATTTCCCATTGTCACATTTTACGGCAGCATCTACACAGTCTAAATGATCGTATACTGTTTCATAGGCTAATTTTTTCCCGTCATGAACAGTATCTTTTGCGAAAAGCGTATAAAATCTTTTCTGGTTCTGATTTTCAAGACTACCTTCAGAGAATTTAATTTCATAATGCATTTGCAGGCTTTGAATATAAGGTCTGTAATAAACATCCAGATCCTCCAACTGATCATATGTAAAAATATCCCAGTAAATATTTATTTCTGTAATTTGCTTTAATTCTTCAAAAGAACTAAAGACTAATGGTATTCCAAAACATGTATTATCTCTGGCATGTAAAGATAACTGACATACTTTTTTATTTGGATATGGTGAATTGCTTACTATAGGAATATCCAACACATCCCCATCTTTAATTACTTTGATATTTCCATTGATATGTGTTGTCTCAGAATCGGTAAACAGATTTGGAATGATCCATAACACATAATTATTTTCTGTATATTCCGGATAGAAATTTTTTATCATTTCTATCTGCATTATTCTTCGTTCCTGTTCTTTGGAAATTTCAACGATTGTATCCATTACTTTAAATAGGATATCCCTTCCATATGCCTGCATGGATGGGGAGGGCTAGCAAATGGTTTTTCCAACTGTATCCCTGTTATCCAATTCTCCTTTCTGCTGTATAAATGCTTTTTATTTATTTTGAAAATCAAATTTCACGGTTCCATTTTCATCTGCAATTAATACTGCATCAAACCGTTTTCCAGTTTTACTTTTAAACCCTTTAATAAGTCCAGTTTTTCCGCGCATAAGCTGCCTTACTTCTTCATCCGTCAAATGTTTTGCTGCAATCAGGTGCGGAATTTTATATCCACATTCACATTCAAAAAAAACATTTCCCTTTTTCATACAAGCGGAGCATTTGGGACATTTAATATCTGATTCTTCTAACACTTTCTCTGGTAAAACAAAATCTATCTTATTTCCATTCAAAACAAGCTTTGCAGTAAACATGCGACGTGTTCGTGATGAATAAAATCCACTGATAAAATCTGTTTCACCAACAACGAACAATTTTTTTATTTGATCATCCGGGATCTCTCTTTCAGCTATTTTATTTCCAAATCTAAACCCGCACTCACATTGATAACCATATTTGGATTTCAATAATTTATGTACTTTACACACAGGACAGTTATAATTACTTACTTCTTTCATTTCGTCAGCATTGGGGAATTCAAATTGCAGCTTTTTATCCGCATTATCCCATTTTAAATATGCGGAAAATGGTCTTTTCCCTTTTTCTTTGGGTTTAAAACCATCAATCAGATCTGTTTTTCCTTCGGTCACCAGCTTTATTACCTGCTTATCATCTAAAGAGATGCCTGCAATGGTCCCCACATAAAAGCTGCATCCACCAGGGTTTTTAGAATATTTACTGCAAAAATATCCAAACTTATTTTTTTTCAACCTATTTCCACATATTGGACAATTTGCAGCAACATCTACCGGCACATTATCATCAAATTTCAACGCTATTTTCTTTTGTGTGTTATCCCAATATAATCTTGCTTCAAAACTTTTTTTATCTTTATTTTTTAAAGAAACCGGCTCTGTTACACCTCCATTAAGAATAGTCTGAAGTTCTTTTTCCTTAATGGTATGTCCCATAATGTTCCCAAGTACAAAACTGCAATCTGTTTCCCGACGTTTTTCCTGTGCTTTATAATTTTCACAACGATATCCGTATGATGTTGCAAGAATTTTCCCATTACAAATTGGACAATGATAATTTGTTATCATATCCTCAAATTCAGGGAATCTAAACCGTACTCTTTCATTTTCTCTGTCCCATATTAAAAAGGCATCAAATTTACCACCGTCTTCTTTTTTAAATCCTTTTATTACGTCAGTACTATTCTCTTTTATCAATTTTTCAATCTGCTTAATCGGAATAGCTTTTCCTTTGATTTTTCCAATACGAAACTTACACCCATGATCTGCATCTATATAATCTTCGCACCGATAAAAACCATCTCTTTCCAAAATGCTTTTCCCACATATTGGGCATTTTAAATCTGTTTTATTCCATGGCATATCGGTAAGTTCAAATTCCAATTTTTTACTATCGTTATTCCATTTCAAATACGCTGCAAACGGCTTTCCTTTTTGAGAAATAAAGTCATAATATGGACCTGTCTTACCATAATGTAATAATGTTGCTAATTCATTTGTAAGTAAACGGTGCCCTAAAATATCCCCTATCGCAAATTTACATCCTTCGTTCTTGCTTATATTCGACTTACATCGGAATCCCCAACTGGTTGTTTCTATGTCATCCCCACATAACGGACATTTGATTTTTGTGTTATAAGAATCAAATTCCTTATATTCATATTGAATACGGTTAGAAGCAAATGAGCGAATTTTACCTGCTATAATTCCAGTGTTGTCCTCAGTTTTTAATCTATTGCAAGTTTCTCTAATATAAGTATAAAGTTCTTTTTCATAATCACTTTTAAAAATCTGACCATTTGCAATGCCATCCAGTCCTTTTTCCCATTTCGCAGTCATTTCAGGAGAAAGCAGTTCAGGCAATGTAACATTTACGACTTCATAAATCATTTCTCCAAAAGCAGATGGAACCAATACTTGTTTTTTATCTTTTACACAGATATAATTCAATCGTAACAATTTTTCGATAACCTCCGCTCTTGTAGCAGAAGTACCAATGCCATCGGCTTTAATTTGCTCTCGTAATTCGTCATCCTCAATAAGTGTTCCTGCTCCTTCCATTGCAAGAATAATAGAACCTGACGTGTATCTTTTGGGTGGAGTAGTCTCTCCTTTTCTTATTTCATATTGTGCAGAATAGCATTCTCCCTGACGAAGTTTAGACATAGCAGCCACCCTTTTTTCTGCATTTTCATCCTCATCAGGAAATCCAAATATTTCATAATAACCTTGCTCTACCAGGTACTTATTCGTGCCATGGAAAGTTTCATTTTCACTTATTGCATCAAATGATACACGCTCATACTCTGCCGGAGGAAAAAATATAGCTAGAAATCTTCTGCAAATCATGTCATACACATACTGTTCTTTAGTTGTCAATGTACCAGAAACCTTTCCTGTTGGGATGATTGCATAATGATCAGTTACTTTGCTATCGTCGATATATTTTCCTTTAATATTCCAATGATTTAGCTCAATTTTTTCAACATATTCTCCATATGTACCTTTTTTTAGACCTGAAAGATTTTTCCCAATTTCTTTTGCGATTGCATTTGTTAATACACGAGCATCTGTTCTTGGATAGGTCGTCATCTTCTTTTCGTATAGACTTTGAGCAATCTGTAATGTTTCAGCCGGAGATAAATGATATTTTTTTGTACATTCTCCTTGTAATTCTGCCAGGTTAAATAATAACGGAGCATTCTTTTTTTCAATCGTTTTTGTGACATTTGATATTCTCATTTCCGGATTTAAACAATTTATCAATTCGATTGCATCCTGCTCTTTTAAAAACCCGTATTCCGAATACAATTTAGGTGACTGAAAATATTTACTATTCTCATTAACTTTCCATTCACATTCCACAGTCTCGCCTTCAATATTCAATAACCCAGCAATTCGATAAAAATTAGTGACATGAAAATTTCTGACTTCACGTTCTCGATTTACTATCATGCCAAGCACACATGTCATGACACGGCCTACTGAAATAGGTTTATATTTTTTCTGTCCAGATCCAGAATTAAGCATAATTGCATATCTGACTGATAAAAGACGGGAAAAATTTATTCCTACAGCATAATCCTCTATCGCTCTCATATATCCGGAATCTTTCATTGCCTCGTACTGGCTTAAATTTTTCGCTTCTGAAATTCCTCTAAGAATTTCATCCTCTGTTTGAGAATCGATCCAAACAACTTTCTCAGAAGCTTGAGGAGCATGTCCTGCAAACTGACGTATAAGCATCTGTATGTATAATCCTTCCCTTCCAGAATCACCCGCATAATAAATTGACTCTATGTCCGGCCTGTTATATAATTGTTTAACGATTGCAAACTGCTTTGAGGTTTCTTTAATAATTTCATATTTATATTGTTCCGGGAGAAATGGTAATGTATCCAATTTCCATTCCTTTAATGCCGGATCATATTTTTCAGGATATGACATTGTAACTAAGTGTCCTAATGTCCAAGTTACAATCCATTTATCATTTTCCAAATATCCATTTGTTTTTCCACTGCTTGTTACCCCCAACACTTTGGCATATTCCATTCCAACGGAGGGTTTTTCTGCTATAATTATCGATTTTCCCATATTCCGGAACCCAAAATTCATTAACCCCTGATAATTTCAATTCTTTAATTTCAGAGTATCTATTTTGGCTCGTTCACCCCATCTTTCTTTTAAATTTTTGCAATGATTTTTTCGCACTTTACAAATGATTTAGTAGATCTCATGTTTTTTTTCGTAAAAAAATATTCCACCCATAGAATATCTATATTTCATTCTTTCTAGTCCTTTTCTGTCTCTCTGACAGATTCGTTTAAAGAACTTATCATCATGGATTTAGCAATATTAGATATGATACGTTTCTTTTTTTCGCTGATTGTACCGTTATCATTTACCCGGATTCCTGCAAACATAGAGTATTCACATCCATCAATTTCTACATAAACAAATTTGCCTATGAATTTTCCATACAATTCCGGTGTAATAGATACATTGCCTTTTACATCGGCAATCAGTTTGAATGCATCATTGGATTGACTTGATTTATATTTGATTTTATTTTTGACTGGTGACATCCAAATGTCACAAACAGAATGATTCATTATACTTTCCTGCTTATTTTCAGAATTTGATAATGAAAAAGATGTACCTTTTTGCACCGCTATAACAACGGCATTTATGTTAAACAGAATATATGTATCTGTACCATTTTTGTACAAATACGTTCCGTCAGAATAATCTATATCCTGATCAATTTCCGAGATCATGGTACAATTTTCCAAAACATCCGACGGCAATTCAAATTTCAGCCCTTCAATGGATGTTACATTCGTATAATCCCTAATGTTTTTTCTGTATAATGTATTTCCACATCCGGAAATCGTCAGTAAAACAACCATAACCATACATACAAATGTTTTTTTGTTCATCGTATCTTAAAATCTCCCCAGCTTTTCATAATGTTCAGTGCTTTCTGTAACTGTTCATAATCCATATACCCAAAATGACAATCTTCTGATTTTATCCCAAGTTCTTTGGATAATTTAAAATACAATCTATTTTTTCCAGCCGTGCTATCCCAGTGTTTATCAAATTCCTGATGACATACCATCCGCATTCGTCTTGTTCTACCATCTGACAAAACACCAAGCGCATCCTTTTTTCTATTTTCATGTGTTCCAACATAAGCTCCACATTTTGTACAAAAATAACAATAGCCGCTTTTATATGGAGTTATTCCAAAATCCTTCATCCTTCCATATATTACCTTTCCACCGCATTTACATACGGTAGGTCTTGAATCATATTTCATATATCCAAATTCCTTTCCATTTTTATCCATATGCATTCACTATCAATACACTATGGTTATATTGCTGCTGTCTATACCATAATCACCATTCTTAATATCAATACTCTCCCAATACACCCCAGTGATATTACCGATGTCTATACCGAGACACCAAGACAAACTCTGACTTTCCCAATACATGGATTGTCAACACTTTTTCAGACAAATTTTTTTAGGTTATTTTTCCGATATTGTACAGGCGTTTGATACCCTAAGGA